GACGAATACTGTCATACGATATATTCGGGCAAAGATAAAAATACAGACAAACCTGTTATCATTTCCACTTGGCAATCAATCTACAAGTTCCCCAAGAGATATTTTGACGACATTGATTGTGTTATCGGTGATGAAGCACACCTATTTAAGTCGAAATCCCTCACAGGAATTATGACAAAACTTCATAATGCAAAATATCGTTTTGGATTTACTGGTACTCTTGATGGAAGTAAAACTCATAAGTGGGTATTAGAAGGATTGTTTGGTTCATGTGAAAAAGTAACTAAAACAGATGATCTAATTAAGAAAGGTCACTTGTCCAATTTTCGTATCAAGATTCTTGTCTGTAAGCATGAGTATCAGTATTTTGAAGATTATCATTCCGAAATGGAATACCTAGTAAATAACAAGAGACGTAATAATTTAATTAAAAATCTTGTGATAGATATTGATGGTAATACATTAGTTTTGTTTAACTATGTGGAAAAGCATGGTATGCCATTATTTGATTTAATAAATACTGCTATAGGTGAAGATCGTAAGGTATTCTTTGTTCATGGTTCAACTGATGTTGATGATCGAGAATTAGTTAGAACTATTACAGAACAAGAAAATAATGCAGTAATTATTGCATCTTACGGAACCTTTAGTACTGGTATTAATATCAAAAAACTTCATAACATTATCTTTGCTTCTCCATCTAAATCGAGAGTAAGAAATCTACAATCTATTGGTAGAGTATTACGTAAAGGAGAAGGAAAAGATATTGCTACTCTTTATGATATTGCTGATGATATCTCTTCTAATTCTAGACAAAATTATACTTTAAATCATTTGGTAGAAAGAATTAAAATCTATGATGAAGAGAACTTTAAGTACGAAACAATTAAAGTAGACTTAAGATAACAATGGAAGAAGAATTTTATTCAACTATTAAACTTGTTTCTGGTGAAGAAATAATTGCTAAAGTATGTTATCTTCCTGAGGAGAATTCTTTATTGTTAGACAATCCAATGACTGTTGAGGTTGTTAAGAATAGATCTTCTCAGGAAGCATTCATATTAAAAGAATGGATTAAATCAAGTTATGATTCTATGTTTATTATTAAAATGGAACAAGTGATTACTATGACTGAATTAGATAAAAAAATAGAAATATTTTATTTAAAGAATTTATCTGGAGAAGGATTTATAGATCCAGATACAGTTAATGTTAAACCTAAACAATTTAGTAATCGTATGGGTTACTTAGGATCTGTAAAGGATACTAAAAAGTATCTAGAGGATATATTTAATAAGAGTTAATAAGGTCTTTAAGTATTTAATAATTAATAGATATAATAATCTTTAACCCCCGACAGAGTTATTCTACTGGGTTTTATGGGATTTGTCAACCCCTTGACAACCACCATGACCTATGGTATGATGGTTCTAACACAATTATATTTGTAGATGATGGACTATGGCGAAAGCAAAAAGCAAGGAGTTCTATGTAAACAATAAAGAATTCTTACAAGCACTAATTGAATATCGGGTAAAAGTCAAGAAGGCAAAGGAATCTGATCTTCCTCGCCCCATAGTTCCGAACTATATTGGTGACTGTTTTTTGAAGATTGCTACTCATCTATCATACAAACCAAACTTTGTCAACTACATGTTTCGTGAGGACATGATCTGTGATGGTATTGAAAATTGTTTACAATATATTGACAACTTTGATCCAGAGAAATCACAAAATCCATTTGCATACTTCACTCAAATTATTTGGTATGCTTTCTTGAGGAGAATTCAAAAAGAAAAGAAACAACTTGAAATCAAAAATAAAATTCTAGAAAGATCTGGTTACGATCAGGTCATGCATACAGATGACTATGGATCTGATATGGCAGGTATGAATCACAACTATTCTGATATGGGTAGTATCAAGGAAAACATTGAAACACGAATGAATCGATGACAGTAGCACTTATCACTGATCAGCATCTTGATGGTAGAAAAGGAAGCATTGCTTTCTGGGAATACTTCAACAAATTTTATGATGAAGTATTTTTTCCAACACTTAAGAAACAAGGGATATCAACAATTATCGATCTTGGAGATACGTTCGATAATCGTAAGAACATTGATTATAATGTTTGGGCTCGCATTCGTAGGAATTATTTTGATCGTCTTGCTGACAGCGGAATACAAGTTCACATGATCCTAGGCAATCATTGTGTTTATTACAAGAACACAAACGAAGTTAATGCACCAGATCTTCTTCTTGATACCTACGATAACATCACTGTTTATTCTAAACCAACTACGGTTGAGATTGAAGGAACAGACATCCTGATGCTTCCTTGGATTAATAGTGAAAACTATGATAAGACAATGGATGTGGTTAATAACACCCCTGCTAAAATTGCAATGGGTCATCTTGAATTGAATGGATTTGAAGTTACTCCTGGTATGCTTCATGAAGGTGGAATGGACCCAGACATCTTCTTTAAATTCAAACAAGTTTTTTCTGGACACTTCCATCACAAGTCAAGTCGTGGAAACATTACTTATCTTGGTAATCCTTATCAGATGTTCTGGAATGATTATAAAGATCCACGAGGATTTCATCTTTACGAACCAGCAACTAATAAACTGAAGTTTGTTAAAAATCCATACGAGATCTTTAAAAAGATTTACTATGATGACAGCACTAAGCAAGAAATCAATCTTGAAGAATACACAAACACTTATGTAAAACTTGTTGTTGAAAACAAAACTGATTTTTATGCTTTCGAAAAACTTGTAGAATCTCTTTACAATGCCAACGTTCTTGATCTTAAGATTATTGAAACGATGGTAGAGAAGGACAAGAAAGATGTTGACATCAACCTTGAAATTACTGATACACTTTCACTACTAAACGAATACATTGATGAAGTAGAAATGTCCGTAAACAAAAACGATTTGAAGTCAGTTATGAGATCCCTATATATTGAAAGTTGTGAAGTAGTATGATGTATATCCTCACACTCAAAGATAAACCAGACGGTGTATTCTCTGTCATCAGTGACGAAGGAGAACAAATCATCCCTATCTTTGAATGTGAGGATGATGCAGAACGTTATCACATGCAAATGGAGATGATTGAAGATTATCCCAAGATGCAAATTTATGAAATTGAAGAAGAGGTTATTGTAAACGCTTGTGAAGAGCGTGATCAAAAATATGCTATAATAACCATCGATGATTTCCTGATCCCACCAAAAGATTTACGATGATTACATTTAAAAAAATCAGATGGCGCAATTTTCTCTCTACTGGGAATGTCTTCACTGAGATTGATTTGACTAAAAATAAGACAAATCTTATTGTTGGTAAAAACGGAGCAGGTAAGTCAACCATCTTAGATGCGTTGACTTTTTCACTCTTCGGAAAACCATACCGAAAAATTAATAAACCTATGCTGGTTAACAGCATCAATACTGCCGACTGTATTGCAGAAACTGAATTTGATATTGGTAACAATCAGTTTAAAATTGTCCGTGGCATCAAACCTGCTGTATTTGAGATCTGGCAGAATGGGGTGATGCTCGATCAAAGCGCATCTTCTATTGATCAGCAAAAACAGTTGGAACAGAACATCCTTAAGATGAACTATAAATCTTTCACTCAGATTGTAGTTCTTGGTTCTTCTAACTTTGTTCCATTTATGCGATTGCCTGTCGCATCACGTAGGGAAATCATTGAAGATATTCTTGACATCCAGATCTTTTCTGTGATGAATTTAAATCTGAAAGAGAAACTTAAGTTTGCTAACGATGATATCAAAGAACGTGACTACCAACTCGATATGCTCTCGGAAAAGATTGAAATGCAAAAAGCATTTATCAGTGATATCGAAAAGAAAAATGAAGATGAGATTGAAGGAAAGAAAGCAAAAATAGATGAGTTTAGAGAAGAGCAAAGAGCGCAAGATCTTTCAGTTCTTGAACTAACTAAAAAGGTAGAAAATCTTACAAAAGAGTGTGAAGAATATCAAGATGCTTCATCTCGTATGAAGAAACTCACTACGCTCAAAGGTAAGATCCAACAGAAGTTTTCTACTCATCAAAAGGATCATCAATTCTTTTCTGAAAATGAAAGTTGTCCCACCTGTGGTCAGCACATTGATAATGAACTGAAGCAGGAAAAGATTTCTAAGATCATGAATTCAATCACCGAACTCAATAAAGGGTTTGATGAAATCAAAGAAACTATTGAGCAGGAAGAGATACGTCAATCTAAATTTGTAACTTTGCAATCTGAGATCAATGATTACAATGCTAAGATTAATTTCGCTCGTACTACAAATGACAGGATCGAAAAGCAGATCAAGCAACTCCAACAAGAGATTGCTAACATCAAGAATCAATCAGGGTCGGAAGGCGAAGCGTATGCAAAACTTGATGAGTATGAACAAGAGCAGGCAAATCTAAAGAAACAATTAACTATTGTTAAGGAAGAGCGGGAGTGTTTACAAACTGCTGCTATACTGTTAAAAGATAATGGTATTAAAACCAGGATCATTAAACGATATCTCCCTGTGATGAATAAACTCGTTAACGAGTATCTTCAAAACATGGACTTCTATGTTAACTTTACCTTAGATGAAAACTTCGAAGAGACAATTAAATCAAGATATAGAGATATCTTCTCGTATGAATCATTCTCAGAAGGAGAGAAAGCTCGTATTGATATTTCTCTTCTGCTTACTTGGAGAGCTGTTGCTAAGCTTAAAAATAGCGTTGACACTAACCTCCTCATCCTCGATGAAATCTTTGATGGGTCTTTAGACACAAGTGGTAGTAGCGAACTAGGATGGATTTTGAGAAACTTTGATAGTAATACAAATGTATTTGTTATCAGTCATAAAGAAGGAATGGAAGATAAGTTTCATTCTACCTGGCATTGTGAGAAAGTTAAAAACTTTTCTTACGTCAAGGAGACAACTTTTGAACTGGCACAGGAGGGGTGACACCCTCCTTTTTTATGGTCTATACTGACTTCAGTTCAAGCGAAACCCATGTCTGTCAACCACGAAGTCAAAGGCAACCTTGCCAAACTGCTTGCCACCGAGAACCTTGTGATCGAACACAAGAAAGTTTCTACTGCATCGTTTGATGTGGTCAACCGTATTCTGGTGCTGCCTATCTGGGATCGTGCTACCAGCACTGTATATGACCTTCTGGTTGGTCATGAAGTTGGTCATGCTCTCTATACGCCTGCAGATGATTGGCGTCAATGTCTGACTCAACCTATCCCTCCTGATTATGTCAACGTGATCGAGGATGCTCGCATTGAGAAACTGATGAAGCGTAAGTATCCTGGTCTTCGTAAATCTTTCTATCAGGGTTATCAAGAACTGAATGATGCTGACTTCTTCTCGATTGCAGATGAAGACATGAGCAAGATGTCTCTCATTGATCGTATTAACCTTCATTTCAAAGTTGGTAACTTTGCTCTTGTTCCTTTTAGTGATGAAGAGCAACAGTTTGTTGAGATGACTGAAGAAGCAGAAACCTTTGCTGATGTTCTTCTGATCTGTGAACAGATCGTCACGTTCCTGAAGGACAATTATCGGGAAGAGCACAAGATTGAATCTAATGCTGAAGTAGAAATTGTTCAAGGTGGTAATGGAGGACCATCTGAAATGCAATCTTCTGGTAGTAGTTTTACTAACGAAGGTTTTGATGATGGTGCTGATGGCGAACAAAAGCAATCTGATAACTCCACCCAAGGCGATGAACAATCTCCTACCAATGGAAAGAAAGGTGGTGGTCCTTCTGAAGAAGAAGTTTCTAAAACTCAACGTGCATTTGATTCTGAATTGGAATCTCTTACTGATGTCACTGCACATGAGACTGATTATGTGGAACTACCTGAGATTTACATCGACAAAGTGATTGTTGATCACGAAGTATTGAATAACTATATTAGTCAAAAATTTCAAGAAGAGTTTTTGCTCAAGCAGAAATATTGGGGTGATGTTTTTCAGGATGTAGATTCTGACTATCGTAAGTATAAGCAAGAAGCAGTTAAGGAAGTCAACTATCTTGTAAAAGAATTTGAGTGCAAGAAATCTGCTGATGCTTATGCTCGTGTATCAACTTCTCGCACTGGTGTTCTTGACACCAAGATGCTTCATAGCTACAAGTTCAATGATGATGTATTCAAGAAAGTTTCTGTTGTTCCTGACGGGAAGAATCATGGTCTGATCTTTATTCTTGATTGGTCTGGTTCTATGTCTGACTATTTGCTGGATACTGTCAAGCAACTGCTTAACCTTGTGTGGTTCTGTAAGAAAGTTCAGATTCCTTTTGAAGTATATGCATTCACTTACGAATGGTCTGATACTTTTATTGATTCTGAAGCACCTTATAAAAAACAGATTTGCAAACGTAAAGATCGTCATATTCTTCTTCATGATCGAATCTCTCTTCTCAATTTTCTTTCTTCTCGTGCAAAAAGCAAAGATTTTGAGCGTGACTGCTTGAACTTGTGGCGTCTTGCTACTAGGGAGAACAGTCGTAATAATGCTTCATATAATATTCCTAGTGGGCTTTCTCTTAGTGGAACTCCTTTGAATGAAAGCATTATTGCTCTTCATAGTATCATTCCAATGTTCAAAAATCGTGAACATCTTCAAAAAGTGAATGTTGTTATTCTTACCGATGGGGAAGGTAATGGTCTTACTTATAATGTAGATATCCGTCGTAAGTATGGTTATGGTAGTGATCGTCTTGGAACTAATACTATCTACACAAACAATGCACTTCGTGATCGTAAAACTGGCCATGTGTATCGTAACTTCAGTGATGACTACAACCACTCGTTGACTACTATCTTGCTTGAGAATCTCAAGCATAATTTCCCGTATGTCAATCTTATTGGATTCCGTATTATGGTTGGTTCTGAATTTAGTTATCTGTATCGTGGAATCAATGACCTTCAGCGTTGGGGTGATCATCCAGATCTTACCAATGCTCTCAAGCACTGGCGTAAATTCTATTCGTATGAATTCAACGCTATCGGTTACGATGCTTTGTATGCTCTGTCTTCATCTAAACTTAATCAGGAAGCTTCGTTTGAAGTTGCTGACAATGCCAGCACTGCCGCCATCGGCAAGGCATTTCGTGATATGATGAAGACCAAGCGAACGAGCAAGAAGATCCTTTCTTCGTTCGCCACACTGGTCAGTTGATCAACTGTCCACTCCGCCTCGACCTGAGGCGGAACCTGCCTTATACTATGTTCATCCCAATCAACGGAGCCTTTTGTTATGCCTCGCATGTCTAACATCAATCTCGACGAACTGACTACTTTCATTGCTGAGAACTTTGGCAATGATTTTGGAAGCAATGCCATCATCGCTGCTTCAGATCAATTCAATTCTTCTTATCCCACAATTTCTAAGCATCTTGCTCAATACAAAGTTGGGCATGGTCGTTGGTCACTGACTGCTGATCAACTGGAAAAAACTTTCAATGCTCCTGCTGTTGAACCTGCTATTGAGGTTGTGGAAAAAGTAAACCTTATTCCTGAAAAAGATGCTAACTTCGTCAGCTTTGGTAACTTTAGTGATGTTAAGAAAATTCTTTCTTCTGGGATTTTCTATCCTGTGTTCATCACTGGTATGTCTGGTAACGGTAAAACTTTCGGTGTGGAGCAAGCTTGTGCTCAACTGAAGCGTGAATTGATTCGAGTCAACATCACTATCGAAACCGATGAAGATGATCTGATCGGTGGTTTCCGTTTGGTGAATGGCAACACTGTTTGGCATAACGGCCCTGTGATCGAAGCTCTTGAGCGTGGTGCTGTTCTGTTGCTTGATGAGATTGATCTTGCTTCTAACAAGATTATGTGCCTCCAATCCATCCTCGAAGGTAAGGGTGTGTTTCTGAAGAAAACTGGACGCTATGTAAATCCTGCTCCTGGATTCACTATTGTTGCTACTGCAAACACCAAAGGTAAAGGTTCTGATGACGGTCGCTTCATTGGCACCAACGTTCTTAACGAAGCATTCCTTGAGCGATTTGCTCTCACGTTTGAACAGGATTATCCTTCTCCTAAAATTGAGCAGAAGATTCTTGAGAAACTGTCTGCAAAACTCGGTTGCCTCGATGAAGAGTTCTGTGAGAAGCTTGCTTTCTGGGCAGATCAAATCCGTCGTACTTTCAAAGATGGTGGTGTTGATGAAGTGATTTCCACTCGTCGTCTAACTCACATCATCCGTGCCTACAGCATTTTTGGTAAGCGTATGAAAGCAATCCAAGTTTGTGTAAATCGTTTCGATGATGAAACCAAAGAATCGTTCATGTCTTTCTATGATAAGATTGATGGCAAAGTAGAGGAAAATGAAGACGCACCGTTCTGAGTTTCATGGATATGTAGGAAACCTCGCCGTTCTTAACAGCGGCGAGACCGTTAAAATTCTTGGTGGGCATCACCTTAAACTGTTTGTAAAAACACTTGACGGCACGATCAAAGAGTGCTATCATAGTGATCTATCTTATGTAATGGAGGAATGACCATGCAGTGGAAATACAATGAGGATAAGATCCTCAAAGATATTGAAGAATATATCATCAGCACTTATCACGGTCACTACTGTGGAGATGAGGATGGTTACAGCGACATCCAAACTATTGACTTGATGGCAGCGAAGAAACTTGCTGCTGGGTTTTGTCAAGCAAACATCCTCAAGTATGGCAGCCGATATGGCGATAAGGATGGACTTAACAAGCGAGACCTGCTCAAAGTTATTCATTACGCCATGCTGTTGCTTCACTTTGACAACCACTATACTCGCACTCAAAACGGTCTCCAGGAGTTTAAATGAGTAAAGTAACTATCTCTCAACAAACAATGGTGGTTCTGAAAAACTTTGCCACCATCAATGGTTCTATTCTGATCCGTGAAGGCAACCAACTTAAAACAATCAGTGTTGGTGAGAATGCAGTTGCTCAATACACCTGCACAGAAACATTTCCACAAACCTTTGGTATTTACGATCTAAACCAATTTCTTGCTGGTCTTACACTGTTTGATAATGCAGTTCTTGATTTTGAAAACAGTCAATATGTAACCATCCGTGGTGGTGGTCGTAGTGCCAAGTATTATTTCTCAAGCCCTGAGATCACACTTAAAGCAGCACCTGAAAAAAATATTAATTTTCCTGGTGCTGATATGGAATTTGTGATTCGTCAAGAAGATATCACTGCCTTACAAAAAGCAAGTGCTGTCTATGGTATTGCTGATCTCAAATTCCATTCTGTTGGAGGATCTGTTGTACTTAGTTTGGTTGATAAGGAAAACGAGACTAGCAATGTATTCTCGCTTGAACTTTCTGGAGATAATACTGGTGAGTATGAGTTCTTCATGAAGATGGAAAATATCAGGTTGCTTCCTGGTGATTACCAAGTTAAAATTTCTAAGCATTTAATTACAGAATGGAAACATTCTTCTATTGACCTCCTTTATTATATTGCTCTTGAACCTTGATGAATAAGAAATTTTTGTGGGTGGAAGAATATCGTCCTCATACTATTGAGGATTGTATTCTTCCAGTGAATATTAAAAACTCCTTCAAAGGATTTATTGAACAGAAAGAGATCCCTAATCTTCTCCTTTGTGGTTCTGCTGGTGTGGGAAAGACCACAGTTGCCAAAGCGGTATGTGATGAGATCGGAGCGTCCTATATTGTCATTAACGGTTCGGACGAGGGACGCTTCCTTGACACTGTGAGGAACAAGGTCAGGCAGTTCGCTACGACCGTCTCATTGACCTCTAGGAGCGCCCACAAGGTCGTTATTATCGATGAGGCAGACAACACTTCATCTGACGTACAATTGGCACTGAGGGCAGCTGTAGAGGAGTTTCACAGCAACTGCCGTTTTATCTTCACTTGCAACTTTCCTAATAAAATCATTGACCCTTTGCATTCACGTTGCACGGTGATTGATTTTAAAATCAAAGGTGAAGAAGCAGAGAAACTTCAAGCTAAATTTATCTTTCGTTTGAAATCTATTCTTGATGAACAACAGATTCAATATGAAGATAAAGTTCTTATTAAAGTTGTTAAACGTTACTATCCTGATTGGCGTCGTCTTATCAATGAGTGTCAGCGTTTCTCAGCTACTGGAACTATTTCTTCTGCTGTGCTTGTTGACGTGGCAGATATCACAATTGATGATCTGCTTAGATCTTTGAAGAACAAGGAATTTACTAACGTAAAGAAGTGGGTTGCTGAAAATATTGATAATGATCCTAGTATTGTAATGCGTAGGATCTATGATGTTCTTTATGATAATCTTAAAGCAGTTTCTATCCCAGAAGCAGTTTTGATTATTGCAAAGTATCAGTATCAAATTTCTTTTGTTGCTGATCAGGAAATCAACCTATTGGCATGTCTTACTGAAATTATGATGAGTTGCGAATTCAAATGATTAATTTTCAATCCCAAAGTAAAAAATCTGGCAATGAGTTTGAATTTTTTGTTGAAGAAGATTTAATAAAAAAGGGTGGTTTGATAGTTGGTAAAAACTATCATGTTAAAGAAATTGGAATTGAACTTGATTATATTGCAGATCTTCCAACAAGAACTGAATATGTTGAAGCTAAAGGTGGTCATTCTGGTGGCAAGAAACGACCAGGGGCACAACGAACAGACAATGTAAAAAAAGCAGTTTGTAATGGAGCATTACTTAAAGTATATGATCCAAATGCTTATTATGTTATTTACTTCTCTGCTCCTCCTAAGGAAGGAAGTTATTCTCATAACATGATTCTTACCGCTCTTTCAGCTAACTATGTTGATGAGGTTCGTTATCTATGACAAAAGTAAAAACAACACCTGAAAATGTAGCAGAAGCTAACTGGGGATTGTTTCGTTCTATTATGAATCTTCCTGCTGCTGCTATCCATTGTGGCATGACAAATAAGGAAATGAAAATGACCTTTCTTGAATTTTTGAAGTATCACCCACCTGATTATGAAGTTTGAATTAAAAGATTATCTTTACAGTATTAATCAATCCAAGAAAAATATCATGGATGATCCTGATGCTGTGAAAGGATATCCGCCATATATTATTAATAAGTGTTTGGCTTATCATACAGATACTGTATTGTATTCAAACGAGATGAATAAGTATCATCATCTCGACAAGAAGATGCAATATGACTTTTATATAAATAGTTTGAAGCCAAGGAAGAGGTTCTCTCCCTGGATCAAAAAACAAACACTTGAGCATCTTGAATTAATTAAAGAGTATTATGGTTATAATCACGCCAAATCTCTTGAAGCTTTGAGGATTCTCACCACAGAACAACTTGATCAAATTAAACAAGCGTTGAATAAAGGCGGAACAAAATGACAACTGACATTGAAATTAAATGGCAACAATCTGACATGGTAGAAGTTGCTCTGGGTCAACCTGATGATTTTCTTAAGGTTCGTGAGACCCTCACTCGCATTGGAGTTGCTTCAAGGAAAGAGCGTAAACTTTACCAATCTTGTCACATTCTTCATAAACAAGGTAAGTATTATATCGTTCATTTCAAGGAACTATTTGCACTTGATGGCAAAAATACTAATCTTTCTTTGAATGATATTCAGCGTAGAAATCGAATTATTAAATTACTTTCTGACTGGGGATTGATTGATGTAATTACTCCAGAAAAAATTGAGGACGTTGCTCCTCTTAATCAAATTAAAGTTCTAGCATTTAAAGATAAGGATGATTGGACTCTAGAGAGTAAGTATAATATTGGACGGAAGAAAACTGAAGAATGAGAATGCTTACCCTGATGGTTTTAACACCTGATAAAAAAATTAAGTGGTTGACCATTCCTTGGGGTAAAGCACATCTTGATTGGTATCGAAAACAAGGATATGAGATACTGATGACCGTATAAAAAATGGCGAGGTTTCCCTACCTTGCCATTTTTAGTTTTTAGATATATAATTTTGATGGGTATGAGGTCTAAACAACCACCCATACGCTACGGATGCTCATATGAGATCCTAAATTAAACTCGCTTATTTAAGGAGACAACCAATGACTAAATACACCTGGGATATTTACTCCCCATTTTCAGTAGGTCTAGACGATGTGTTTAATCGTTTAGAGGCAATGTCTGGGCATAACACCAGTTATCCACCCTACAATTTAATCAAACACGATGGATCTAATTACGAAATCGAAGTCGCTCTGGCAGGATTTAAAGCAGAAGAGATCGAGGTCTCTACTGAACAGAACATTCTCCGAGTTGCCTCCCGAGTTGAAAAACGAGATCCTGAACGAGTGTATGTACATAAAGGATTATCGAAACGTTCCTTTAATCACTCATGGCAACTCGCAGACGATGTACGAATATCCTCTGTAGAATATATGGATGGTTTATTGACAATCTCTTTAGAGAAGATTATTCCAGAGGAAAAGAAGCGTACAACATATGCTATTGCATCTAACAAGCAAGAGCTATTAACCGAAGCATAAATATTTAAGGGGTAACCCAAATATCGTCGGCGCACGGGGCAAGCTGGTCAGCATCAGCACTTGCCCCCTTTTACTTTTTATGCTATAATAATTTCAAATCATCTTTTGCAATACTATGGAAACAATAAAAATTGTATTATTAAAATCTGGTTATCACATTATCACTAAACTTAGTGAATTAAATGATGATTCTGAAAAACCAATTTGTTTTCTTATGGAAGTTCCTTTTGTGATATTTACTCCTCCAAATCCAGAAGAAGATAAAAAAATTGGAATGGCTAAATTTATGCCTTATTCTAAATCTCCTAACTTCAGAATTTCTTTTGATGAAGTTGTAACCATAGGAGAACCTCAAGAATTTATAGTTAAAAAATATATTGAAATAGTTTATCCACATTATCCAATTGTTTCTGAAGAAGAGTATCAACAAATTATTAATTTTAATAATGTCTCTACAGAATTGAATGAAGAACAAAAAAATAATGAAAACGTCACTACTGTTGAGGAGGTATCTTGATTATGTTTGATAATACTAATCCATCTATTCTAATTTTTAAGAATGGAGAAAAAATAATTTCATATTTGCAAGAAGCTTATTCTGAAGAAGATAGTTCTAAAGGAATATGCATAATTATAAACTATCCATATTTACTGCATTTTATTGAACAAGATGATTCAACTGAAGTAAAAATTAAATTTGAAAAATGGTGTCCATTTTCTGTCTCTGGTAGCTTTAAAATTCCATACGATTCAGTTTTAAGTATTGGGGAACCAGATGCAAATATTTCTGCAACTTATTCCGAAAAAATTCAAGACTATTTAAAAACTCAGCAAGTTGAAAATGATCAAGTTAATTAAATTTGATGGTGACTGGATTGTTACGAATATCACAGAGATCCCTGACGTGGAGTTCGGAGATCCTGATTGTGTGATAAAATATCCGTATCAGGTAGCAGGAGAGTGCCTTGGTCCATGGCCACTCCATTGTGATGAACGA